AAAAAACGGAATAAATTCAATTATACACGATGCTAGTAGTGCAGACCTTACAGGATTCACATACACACAAGTATATGCTGGTGCGGCTGCCACCCCAATAATAAACGGAACAACCGTTACAATGGTTGCTGGTTCTACGATTGATATTTTAGTTAGAACCCTTTCTGGTACTCTTACTAATGTATTTGTTATCGGTGATAAAGTTAATACAACAAATCCAGGTGGAACAGCTGGTATTATTTTGTAACTTTACCAAAAATTATAATATTTATATAAAAAGATTAAACACATGAAAAATTCAAATATAAGACCAACTGGCAGAAAAGGTAGAGAAACTACTGACCGTATTAAAGAATTAATGAACATTACTCCAATAAAAGAGAGTGTTGATAGGTCTACTGAGGTAGTTACTAAAAAAGGACCAGATGGTAAGGCGTATGCGATTATCAAAGAGAATAACCAGTATTACATTAAAGTGGCTAATAAGACTAATGACCTTGTTATGGAAGACTTTAAATATATTGGTGGTCTTATGAACAAAAAGAGTGAAGCTTATCATTCGTATTCTGAGGCAACAAAGCAATTAAACATGAAATTCATAAACTTAGCAGAGTCTGCTGAGGATAAAATATTTAACATTCTTAGAAACGACAATCTTTTAAAAGAATCAGTTGAGAACGATGGTTCTGGAACCAAAGAAGACAAAAAGACTTCTGGTGATAACCTAGCTTCTGGTGATGCTGTTGATGATTTTGATAAATCTAATGCTGATGGGACCAAAGATGGTGACACTGGTACACACGCTGAAAAATACGTAATGGAAGATGTTGAATTAACTGAATCTGAGGCGTATATTGATGAAATGCTTGACCCAGTTGGCAAGGAAGATGATGATATTGATAATGATGGTGATTCTGATGAATCAGATGATTATATTAAAAACAAAAGAGATGCTATCGGTAAGGCAATGAAGAATGAAAGTATTAGTATTTCAAAAGCTATGGGGATGATGGATGAAATCATTGATGAAGCTACTGGTAGTACTGAAAAGATTGATGCTATCATGGAGAGCCTTTCTGAATCAGAAAGAAATTCACTTGCTGACAGGTTAAAAAAAAAAGTATAAATGAAACCCACTCTGATGGGATGTCCACTGGTCTATTCGCAGACGAAGAAAATGGATATAATCTAGAGGAAACAAATTTAGAAGAAACAAAATATGTGTTGAAGGGCAGTGCTCCTTCAACCGATTCTTCTGTTGACCCAATAGAGGAACCAATGGAAGAGCCAATGGAGGAACCAGTAGATGATTTAGAGGGTTTGGAAGATGCAACAGCTGATGACAAACCATTTGATGATGAGCCATTCGATGCTGGTGTTGATGCTGATGAAGATACAGACCCAGAGAAATATATTCAACAACTTTCTGGGAAACTAGGGCAATCATTAAGACAGTATACTGAGGACGAAGGCCAACCAGATTTCGATTTAGAGAAGTTTGCAGTTAATTCTGTATTATCCGCTACACATACTAGTGAGATGGATAAAGAGGACCAGAGAGATATTATTAACAAAGTTAAGGGTGCTGGTGCTGATGCTGATGAAAAAGAAAGTGAAGAAGAAATAAGTTTGGATATTGAAGATAACGGTATTGATAACAGTGCAGAAGATTTAGCTGATGATTCTGTAGAGGAAATAGTTGAGGAATTACCATTAAATAAAGGTGGTGACGATGAGCGTGAAATTAAGAAAAGAATCTATGATGTTATAAATCAATTGAGAAGTGTGGGTGAAGACATAACTGTAGACAATGTAATAATGCAGTCTTTATCAACAATAGGTGGTACCTTAGGTGGTGAGGGAAAATTAATTAGTAGTATTATAAATTCTATAGATTTACCAAATTTTAAACATAACCCAGATGATTTTGATGTTAACGACCTTAAGCGTTACTACGATGCTGTGGTAACTAGAGAGAAAGATGGTCTAGTAGGTAGAGTTATTAGGTTTGATGATGGTAAGTTAAAGGTTAAAATTACTGATGGTAAGCATTCGGGTAAAATATTTTATGCGTACCCAAGTGAGGTTACTTTAAATACCCCAATTGGTGAGAATAGTACTATGATAAGAAATCTTAAAAATATGAAATCTGACGTTGAGGATATTTTAGCCATGGATAATAAGACAATAAAAGATAAATTAAAAGGTATGGAATGGGCTGATGACCATATATCAACATCTGCGGATGATGCTGAAGAAGTTGCTGATTATTTAACAACAGAAGGTGATAATCCTTGTTGGGATGGATATGAGAGGGTTCCAAATACTAAAGTTGGTGAAAAGGGTTCTTGTAGGAAAAAGACAAATGAAAATTTAACAGTGTCTGATATCTTGAAAGAGTCAGAAAAAAAGTGTAACTTTGTTGATAAAGTAAAACTTATAAAAGATTTAAGACTTATGGAAAACACAGAACCACTTGTAGAACCCAAACCAAAGACTAAGCCAGCAACTAAACCAGCTAGGCCAGTTAGAGAGGCAGATAGACCATTCGCACCAAAAAGAAGAATAGGTGTTCAACCAGACCCTAAGGCAGAAGATAACGATATGATAAATGATAGTGAGTAATGGATGACTTATTTCTAGTATTTATAAATGTTATTGGTAAAGATTGGAAAGGGGTTAATTTGTATGAGTTTATCTTTTCTGACTCAAAGGAAGATATTGATGGTGATGATTGGGATGCTATACCAGCAGCTGGTAGACCTCTTCCTCCAAATGAAGAACATGTTGTTAAGGTTGGTAGATTAACTACTGATGATTTCACACTACATGTAATACAGGAGAGTGACTCATTTTCAGTTTGGGATGCCGTTGATGGTGTCGTAGCACTAGCTTGGGAAAATATGGATGACTATGAAGAGTATCCAGAGAAAAGAGTAGCTTTCCATTTCGGTGAAGATATAAAAGCTGTGGAGGAAAAACTTTACGAACATGACCTAATATTAGAATATAAAAAACAAAAAGATGTCAAAAAATAAAATAATTAATAAATTAAGAAACATTAACGAAGACTTGCCATCATCAGAAGATATGAGAACTAATTTTAAAAAAACAACAGATACTATGAGTAACGTTGTTAAAACTGAATTAGGTACTGATGATGAAGAAACTAAAGATATTGTAAGTGGTATCCTTAAGAGTGGTATTAGTGAAGTTAAAGATAATTCTGATTTTAATCCAGTTGTTCAATATCATAGTGATAGAACGGATGAAACGCCATTTATGATTAATGGTACTAAGTGGCAATACGTTAATGCTATCTACCCAAATGGTAAAAAAGATATTGCTGTTTATAGGTATGGACATGACTTAGCTTATGATTATAAGTGGTTTATGGATAATATTGTCGGTAAACTTAAGAATGCTGGTGATGTTACTGAGGTTAACCAAGAAGATTTCCATACGGAAGGTGAAGATGCTTCTGTTGGTAGAGGGATTGAGACTGGTATGAATTCAGAAGTTGAGGCTGACAAGTATGAAGAGTACAGAGCACTTATGACACAATTAGCCGCTGAGGAAGGTGACCAAGAACAACCAGTTAAAGAGGCAGATGGTCAAGGTAATGACCCAGTTAAATTAAAGGCTGATGTTGAGAAATTAATGGCAAAGTTAGATATCTCTTCAATAGCACCATATTTGGCTAAGATTGATAATCCAGTTGAACAAGCTGAGGTAATCGGACAATTCGCTGAAAAGATTGGTGTACCTAAGACTAAGTTAAGTGCTGTTGTTGCACAATTAAAAACAGTTGCTGAGAATGTAAACCCTAAGATGACTAAGAATCAATTAGTTGAAGCGGTAATTGGTAGAAAGGTTGTTAAGACAATTAAAGTAAAAGATATAAAATAATGGATTTTAGAAAATTAGCACAAAAGGCTTTGGATGAAGCAAAGAAGCCAAAGAAAAAGATTAACGAGAATATTCGTTATGTTGAGGGGCACATGGAAAGAATGGACCCTAGATTGGAAAGAGAACTTAGAGATAGAAAACATTCTTTAGGTGACCACCCTATATTCCCTCAAGGGGATGAGAAGACCTTTGAGCAAAAAATTATGGCTAATAGATTCGAAGAGGTAATGAGGAATTACAAACAAAAATTCGATTGTGAAACTATTAACAATGATGAAGTTAAACATACACAAATGCCATTGGTGGATGAATGTATGACAATGGAAAGTGTTCACAAGAAGGCATTAGAAGAATTAGCAGTTAAAATGATTAGAGACGAATACAATATGTCGGAAGATATGGTTGAGATTGTTGCTGAGTTAACTGAAAACATAAATATGGAAGGGACTAAGAAAGAAAAACTACCAACTTTAGTTGAGGTTGAATTCGAAGACCACGAACAGATTAAAGATGCTAACGATAACGTATACAAAAGAAGATTCCTTAATGCAATGACACAAGGTGCTGCTAAGAAGTCTTCACATATGTTCCATATGGTAGAAAGAGAATTATCTGCAATGGACCCAAGATTATCAACTAAGTATGGTAAATTAATGGCTGCGGCTGATTATTGTTACTTTGTTGAACCAGATATGCATGATGCAAGTGAATTAACTGAAAATGGTGTTAAAATTGGCAAGACTGTTAATGGTGGTATAGTAAAGGTAACACTACCAACAGAAGAAACCCCTAGGTGTTGTATTCATGCACAAGGTATGGTATTTCCAGTTCTTATTCATGAATTGGTTAAGGGTGTTATGGAAATACTTTCAGCACATGGATTGCCAGAAAATGATAATGTTGCTAACTATGTAATTGGTAAGGCTGATTTCTTAGCTGCTGAACCATGGGATATGAGACTAGGCCCAGCATTATGGGAAAGATTCACTAGTTTAATTAAACCAGAAGACTTTCACTTAAAACATAATATTTATTCTGAATTGGCCGCATTACCAGTTAATGAATTTAACAGAAGTATGAGAGAAGTTATGGCTGGAACTAAACTAGGTCAGAATATTATAAATGAATTAGTTGAGGGTTGTAAAAGTAGAATACAAGAAGATGATTATCGTGACGAAATAGGAGACGATGATTCTGATGGTTTCTCACTCAATGATTTAGATGATATAGACATCAACGACTTATTATAATATAAAACCTCACTTAGTGGGGTTTTATTGTTTTAGGTTATTTGGAGTTATTCGCATATTTATATTAAAAGATAATATGCTAACAACAGCTGAAATATATGCAGAATACGCTAAATGTATTCAAGACCCGATATATGCTATTGAGACATACATCGAAACTTTTGATAAAACTCAAGAGGGTTATGTACCGTTTATTTTATTTCCAAGACAGAAACAGATTGTAAAGTCATTTGAAGATAATAGATACAATTTAGTTACCAAGCCAAGGCAAGCTGGTATATCAACCACTACACAGGCTTACATGGCCGTTAAAGCGGGGTTTGCGGATAGAGACAATCCAGAGATTATTCTTTGTATTGCGAATAAACTTAAATTATCCCAGAAATTCTTAAAGGGTATTAAAGATTACCTTAAACAATTACCAAGATGGTTATGGGGTCCAGAGTACTACGGTTCGGAAGAAAATGAGAAGAAGTCAATCTTCGTAGTAGATTCTAAAATTGAAATTGAATTACCAAACGGTTCACAAGTTATTGCTGTTGCGACATCGGAAGATGCACTTAGGGGGTATACACCCACTTATCTTGTATTTGATGAGGCAGCCTTTATCGATAATGGTGATGCAGTATACACTGCGGCAATGTCGTCAATATCGACAGGGGGTAAAGTAATCCTTATTTCCACACCTAATGGTATGGACCCGCTGTATTATAAAACATACGAACAATCCAAGAGTGGTAAGAACAAATATCACATAGTTGAAATGCGTTGGTTTGAAGACCCACGTTACAACAAAGACCTTAGATGGTACAAGAAGATGGAAGAAGGTGATGACCTTATCGAAGATGAACTTGAATTTAATGTACCATCATACACTAAGCGTGTTGAGGATGGGTGGAAGCCTACATCAACGTGGTATGAGAATATGTGCATGGCACTTAATAATAATGCTAGGAAGATTGCACAAGAGTTAGATGTATCATTCCTAGGTTCTGGTGGTAACGTAATCGATGATGAAACTATTGATTACCACGAAAAGAATAATGTTAAAGACCCTAAATTAGTTACGGGTGTTGAGCAAGAATTCTGGTTGTGGGAAGAACCAATAGAAGGGCATCAATACATAATGGGTGTCGATGTATCTAGGGGTGATGGTGAAGATAGTTCAACCATAACAATTGTTAATTTTACAACAATGGAACAAGTGTTTGAATATCAAGGTAAAATCCAACCAGATTTACTAGCATATCACGTATACGAATACGGTAATATGTATAACGCATATACGGTAGTAGATATTGCTGGTGGTATGGGTGTATCAACAGTGCTTAAGTTAATTGAGATGAATTACAGTCAAAAGCTATTACATTATGATAAACCAGCAACTGGTGCAAGTATATTACCAAACAAGGCTAGGTTGAATAGAGTTAAGAATAAGGATAAGATGCCAGGTTTCAACGCCAATGGTGTTCGTCTTCCAATGATTGCCAACCTAGAAAGAGTGCTTAGAGAAAACACTGTTAAGATTAGGTCCAGAAGAATGACTTCTGAAATGAAAACATTTATATACAAGAATGGTAGACCAGA